AAGGCTAGCGGACACGTTGTAGCTGGTGCAGGCGCAGGAGTATCTCGTGAGCTTTTCAACAAGGCTCTAAAGGCACTTCCACGTAAGTACAAGCAACGTCGTGGCGACCTTCGCTTCTTGGTAGGTTCAAACCTAATCCAAGATTTCCTATATGCTAACAGCATTGGAACAAACCAGACAATCCCACAAGATATCGCATCAAGCGTTATCCGTGGCGCAACTCCAGGACTTGGTGGTCCAGCAGGATATGTAGCACCATTCGCATTTGGTATTCCAATTGTTGAAGTTCCTATGCTAAAAGAAGCACAGGATGGTTCATATTCAGGCGAGACTGGCGATCACGGAGATATCCACTTGACATTCCCAAATAACGTAGTTATTGGTATCAAGCGTGATGTAACCGTCTATCGTTTCTTCCAGCCACGTAAGGACTCTATCGAGTACACAATGTATACTCGTGTAGGCGTTCAAATCGAGCAGGCAGACGCATGGGTAGTTGTTAAAGACGTTAAGATTGCTTCCTAATTAATAGGATTTAGATCTGCTAAAAGCCCCCTGAATTAATTTTTGGGGGGCTTTTCATTTTAATTTAGTAATGCTATAATTGTTTAGAGTAGAAATAGGAGATATATATGTCATTTGAGACATTAAAAGTATCTGAGATAAAAAAGATTGCAGAAGATTTTGCAGTTGATACAGATGGTCTAAAGAGTAAGGCCGATATCATTGCCGCCCTCGCAGAAGAAGGCGTAACTTGGTCTGTATATAACAAGACCATGGACAAGATGGAAGAAGAAGATATGACCGTAGAAATCCTGCCTAAGTTTGATCCAAAGGCGGAACAGCCAGAAAACACAGTATTAGTAAGAATGACTAGAGATAACTTTAGATATGATATTATGGGATTTACGTTCACAAAAGAGCACCCATTTATTGCAATGAGTAATGAAGCAGCGCAAGCAATTTTTGATAAGGAGGAGGGCTTTAGATTAGCAACTCCAAGGGAAGTCCAGGAGTATTACAACTAGTCTAGCCTCTTAAATGGCAGAAGTATTAGTAGGTTCACAATCTCCAGTAACACATAAAGTGTTCTGGAACGGAGATGTTGCAGACGCAACCTCTGCACCAGTTGTCAAAATTTATGACGTAACAAATGATCCAGCAGTAAGTCCTGCGATTGCTTCGACCACGCTTTTGACAACAATTACATCAACCCTGGATGAAAACAATCCAGGAACATATACAATTAACGTCCCTTATGCATATACCGACAGAAACAGAACTTTAAGACTTAAGTGGGAATATGCAGTTAGCGGAACATCTGTTGTTAAAACTGAAGACGTTTTTGTTGTAACTCCTTACGTTGATTTTAATCATATTCAAGATATGGGCTTTGCGTCAGATTCATCTGACCCAGGATATAAGTCATATTCAGATTTAATTAAAGCAGAAAAATATGCTCGTAAACAAATTGAAGGTTATACAGGACAGTACTTTTATCTATATGATGACGTGTATGTTGTATACGGATATGAGTCAGATACTCTACCACTTCCTGCCAAGATCAACTCTTTGCAAAAGCTATTTGTAAAAGATATTTTACTTATAGATAATTTGTCTAGCCCAGCAGTCAACAACTGGGGATTAGCAGTAAATATATCTGAAACAAAATTTGGTCTTAGAGTTGACAGGTCTAGCACACTAGACAACGCTGTCTATATCGCAAACGGAATGGTGCCTCCAAGCATTCATGATTACTCTGGAATATTCCAGTCTGGTATTCCTTATAAAGTTCAAGCAAGATTTGGATGGGACTCTGTTCCTGAGAATGTAGAACAAGCGGCAGCAGAATTAATGAAAGACTACTTCTCTAAAGATACAATGTGGAGAAACAAATACGTAAAGAACATATCTACATTTGACTGGGACTTTGAATATACAGGAGATGCCTACACTGGAACAGGTAATGCATATGCAGACAACCTATTAGCAGATTACGTCTTAACAGCTAAAGCAGAGATTATATAATGAATAGCATCGTAGACTCTGTCTTGTCTATGAACTTAGATGTATATAGACAGTCTGAGATTCAAGATACCGACACAGGGGCAATAGTCAGAGAATGGAATTTTTATAAAACTGTTCCCTGCCACGTTAAAGGAGTTATTAGCAACTCTGCTACTACCCGCTCTAGCGATAAGCAGATATTTTCAAATAAGTATTTAAACGATCAGGTTGTTCAAGTTAGAACAGCAGAGAAATTAACTGCCAGAGAAAAAGTTACAAACATCAGAGACTCAGAAGGCAACACCATTTGGAATGAAATCAATTATCCAAGTGAGACTCCAACAGTATTTGAGGTTATGGGAACAACTCCAGTCACAGATCCGTTTGGTCGTGTGATTGCATATAACTCATCTATGAAGAGATCGGAGAACCAGCAAATTGGACAATAGCGGAATGTTGGTTCAAGCAGCAAGCGGACTCGAAAGAATGATGTACGCAAATCAAAGCGGACCTTTAAAAGATAGCACAGTAGCTCAGATATCAGCATATGTATATTATGAAGCAGCAGTATTGTCCAAGCTTACAACGAATGCTCAATTCAAAGCATTGTTTACAAAAACAATATTTGATCAGATAAACTTAGACTTTGGAAATTATATAGATGCCTTGGCAAGGTCAAAACCTAAATCTTTACATCATGTTTATGAATGGAAAAAAACTGGAAATAAGACCGCAAGACTTTTTAAATTAAATAAAATATCAGAAGACGGATTATCATTTAGACTAAACTACGAGTTTTTGCCATCAAGATCTATGGTTCCTGGTGCAAGTGGAAAACGTAGACATATGTTTGCAAACAAGGCTTCGGTTATGGAAGCAGGAAAACCTTTGGTTATTAGACCTAAAAATGCAGAGCGTCTAGTCTTTGAAATAGATGGAGAAACAGTGTTTATGCCTAAAGGCAAATCTGTAACAGTTAGACGACCTGGTGGGTCTGGCTCAACTAATCAATTTACTTTGGCTCACTCAAGATTTTTTAGCGGTAACTTAGTTAATGCTTCAATTAAAAGTTCTGGGTTTCAAAGAATATTTAATTCAAGCATGAGCAAGGCGCTTAGAGTTCCTTCTAATATTAAAAAAGTTCAGTATTCTTTTTCACCAAATTTAATTAGATCTCAAGCAGATGCCGCATTGGCGGCTTCATTTGGAGGTGCAATGTGACGGCTAACTATAAGCTAGATGCAATGCTAGAACTTCGTAAGTATCTATGGAAAGAACTTTATACTCGTAATATATTTGACGAAGAGGACTATTGGTCAGATAATTTAAATGAGAATATTGTCCCAATTATCCCAGTTCAACAAGCAGCTGAAATGAATCAGTTCTTGAGCGGCAAAAAGCATATAGTCTACGACAAGATAGGTATGTCCTACGAGGACAACTGGCTAATTTGCTGTGAGCAGATACTATTCACCATATACTCAACGTCTGTATCAGATATAAACGAGATTAGAAACTATATGACAGATGAATTTAGGAGAATGGACGAGTCTGCTAGGGATATAAATAAATGGACAGGCTTATCAGATAAATTTAAATTTCATAGCGTTTGGATAGCAGATATCTCTCCAACTGCCCCTTCAGAGGAACTTCAAGGGTTCTTTTCTGCAGAAGTAGTGCTTGAGATAAAATATTCTAGAATTACCGATTCGATAGGAAATAGCCCTACCGCAGGCAGGTTCCTTTAGAGTTTGCCTTTTTACCTATTATGGAATAAACTTATCATAAGAGGAAAGAAGCCTAGCCAGCTTTAATTTAAGATTTTAACATATATATATATATTGAAATATAGGAGGTAAGAAAACTATGGCACAATCCGTAGGTAATGCTAAAAATATTCTCGTCGGTGCATCTCCGTTGTTCTTGTCAACAATTGACGTAAACGACTCAGATTACATCACAAACGCAGAAGCAGGCGTAGCAATTGCATCAGGCGCAGGAACAGTAGGCGTCCCAGCATTTGCAACAGGCGTATCATATACATCAACACTAAATGCTGTTGATCAGGAAGCAGGAAAGTTTGGATATCGTAACGTTGGTTTTACTAACAACGGTCTTCAGATCACCTATAACCCAACATACGATTCAGTAACCGTTGACCAGTTGCTTGATACAGCTAAGCTATTCAAGTCTGCGATGGAAGTTATGATTGCAACAGAAATGTCAGAAGGTACTCTCGAAAACATCGCAGCAGTATTCGGACAGGCAGCATCAACTCTTTCAACAACAGGAACTGGAACAGGAAAGAAAGACACTCTCGGTCTAGAGGCAGGTGCACTTGGTGCAGCTCCAACAGAGCGTCAGCTAATTGCAGTTGGACAGGCTCCAACAGCGTCTTCAACAACATCTGAGCGTGTATATTATGCACGTCGTGTATTGTCAGTACAACAGTCACAATTCTCACTTGCTCGTACAACTCCAACCACATTCCCAGTAACATTCCGTCTTCTACCAGATGCTGCTTATGCAGGATCTGAATACGGTAAGATTATTGACCGTGTCTTGGTAGCATAATAGATTTAATTTATTAGCTATTCTGTAAAACCCCCAATTTATTGGGGGTTTTACGTTTGTATTAGTATATTCTTTTTAGTATAATGATTATGAATAGATCCTAGGAGGACCTAAATTGGCAACAACAGTATATGACGTAGAAGAGGTACAGCTACAAAACGGACAGACCGTAAAGCTTAAGCCCCTTTCAATTAAAGAACTTCGTAAGTTCATGATCGCAATTAAAAAGACTAGTGAGTCTCAGACAGAAGACGAAACTCTAAACATCCTAATTGATGCTTGTGCAATTGCACTAGAAAAACAGTTACCAGATTTGGTAGCAGACAGAGAAGCATTTGAAGATGCACTCGATGTTCCAACAATGAATCGCATTCTTGAAGTTTGCGGAGGAATTAAACTTGACGACCCAAACCTTCTAGCGGCAGCGGTTCTGGCTGGTCAGAACTAGATTTAGCCGCATTAGAAGGAGAGCTTTTTCTTTTAGGACATTGGAGAAATTACGATGAACTTGAAGAAAATCTATCAATGCCAGAACTTATAGCTACTCTTAAAGCTTTAAAGAAAAGGGAACACGGAGAAAGAAAGTTCCTAGCATCTTTAAAGGGAGTAGATTTAGGTGAGTATGAAGATGATAGCAAGGAAGGTTCTAGTTTTGAAGAAATAGAATTGAGAGCGGCAGGAATACATGCTAATCCCAATGACGTTGTTTCACTACAAGGAAGATTCGCAGCACAAGCTGGTTTTGGAATTGGTGAAGGACTAGGATACACTAAGGAGTAGAATATAGTAAATGGCTGAAGAAACAATTAGTACACGAATAGTCGCTAATGCCGACTTCTCAGCCCTTATTGCCGATGTGCATAGGGTTACTTCTAGCCTATCTAAATTACAAGAGCAGTTAGCCAACTCAAACAAGATGTTGGCAAATCAAATTGCTGTAATGAACCGTTCATTTTCAGACACACTAAGAAGCACAGGACAATACTCCACACACTTTGTAAGTCTACAATCAGATGTTGAAAAATTTGGTAAAAACCTTGATGGTGGCAAACTTAAATTAAATCAATATTTTAATACCTTTAGACAGCATGCACAGCAATCTGGTGGACTTATAAGGGATTTAGCAAAGCAACAAGTAGCCCTACAAAACTCAATATTACAACCGCTAGGCAGAAACGCACAAGGACTTATGCAGTTCAACGTGCACGTTCCACGAGGGCTTGATGAAATAAAAAATAAAACCGCCATAGCAAGACAAGAACTACAGATCATGAATAAGGTAATCCAGGATGGCGCTGGACAACTTATTAACTGGGGTAAAAATACTCAGTGGGCAGGCCGTCAGTTAACAGTTGGTTTAACAGTCCCTCTCGTAGCATTTGGAGCACAGGCTGCTAAAGCATTTAGAGAAGCAGATCAAGAATTAGTTCGTTTAACTAAGGTATACGGAGATGTTGCAGGAACTTCAGCAGCAGAACTGGGCAGAGTTAGAGACGATGTATCAAAAACAGCAAAAGAAATATCTTCAGCTATGGGTGTTTCGTTTAAAGAAACAATTGGTCTTGCAGCGGATATTGCAGCAACTGGTAAAACTGGAGATGAGTTACTAGGATCAATTAAAGAAACTACCAGACTTGCAGTGCTTGGTGAGGTAGATAGACAAGAAGCCATGAAGGCAACACTTGCAATTCAGTCAGCATTTAAGCAAAACACAGATGAACTTTCACAATCAATTAACTTCCTTAACGCAGTTGAAAACCAAACATCTACAACTCTTAACGACTTAGTAGAAGCAATTCCAAAAGCTGGTCCAGTAATCCAAGGTCTGGGTGGAAGCGTACAAGACCTTGCACTATATCTAACTGCCATGCGTGAAGGTGGTATTAACGCATCAGAAGGTGCCAACGCATTAAAGTCAGCATTAGCTTCTTTGATTAACCCAACAGATGTTGCGGTAGGAAAATTTCAAACTTTAGGAATAGATTTACTTTCAATAGTAAACGATAATGCTGGAAATTTAACTGGCACATTAATGGAATTGCAAGGCGCACTAGATAGATTAAATCCACTACAAAAGCAACAGGCCATAGAGCAGTTATTTGGCAAGTTCCAGTTTTCAAGACTGAACGCCTTGTTTGAAAACTTAGGAAGAGAAGGAAGCCAAACTCTACAGGTATTAGATCTTATGAAAGCATCTACTGGAGAACTAGCTTCTGTAGCAGATCGAGAATTAGCAGCCGTAACCGAATCTGCATCTGGTAAGTACCGCAGGGCAATTGAAAGCCTAAGAGCTTCCCTTGCTGAAGTTGGAGAACAGTTTTTACAGATCAATACAGTTTTAATTAAAGTAATTGATAAAGTTGTTCAGTTTGCTAATAATTTACCAGGACCAGTAAAGCAAGTCTTAGCATTAGCAGGCGGATTTACTGCAGTTATTGGACCAGTAATTATGTTAACTGGTGTGCTTGCCAACTTCTTTGGATATATTCTAAAAGGAATTTTCCATATGAAGGCGTTCTTTAAAGGCGGAGAAGGCTGGAAGTATTTAACACCAGAGATGCTTGCTGCAGAAAAAGCAGGAAGATTAGTTGAACAATCATTTTATAGCGATGCAAAAGCAGCAGCGGTATTAAAACAAGCACTAGGTAATTTAATTGATGAATTTTCAATACTAGAAGCAAAAGCAAAAGCTGGAGCAATGAGTGTCAACCCAGCAGTATCAACAATGGCTGGCAATCTTGTCATGGCGGCTGGAGGTTCAAGAGTAGTAGATCCAAACCACCCATTGGCAGGAACAATGGGAACTAGAGCAAGTTCACACATGGTTCCAAGATCTGGAATGACTGACCAACAAAGAATGCAACAAACTATGTTTGGCATGGTTCCAGGGTCAATTCCTGTAAATCAAAAAATTGGTCAAAATCCACAAATTTATATGAATGAGCAGTTGCCAAATGTTCCTGGACTTACAACAGTAGGCGGAGTATCAACGGGTATTGTTTCTGGAGAAGCAGCTAGATGGCATGCAATGATGGCCACTTTAGGAATGCAATCAAAGGCAGAAATTGAAAATCTAAAAAGAACAATTGCAGCAACTGGAACTGTAAGTAAAGAATTTATGATGCAGTTTGATGATATTCTTCCAGCAGTTAATGTTTTAACAAATAATGCCGCAAAAGAATCTGCCCTTATTGTTGCAGAACTTCGTGCAGGCAAGATGAATTTAGACGCTGCAAGAGCAAAAATTGTTGCATTAAACTTAGAAACAGAAAGATTAATAGCTGCTACAGTTCAAGCACAGGCGACTGCTATGGGCAGAACAATTAATCCAACAATGGTTCCTACTTTAAATCAGCCAGTAGTTGACCCAACTGGTAAGTCTAATATGAGAGAGTTATTTAAAAAGGGCAAGACAAGAGACTTTATTAATAAGATTGCTGGAACACTTGGGGTAAGAACCTCTGGTGCTGGCTACAATGTTGAAACAACAATACCAAAAAAGTTTGCTATGGGTGGAGTCGTATATAGACAAAATGGTAGCGATGGTCCAGAGTTTGCGCCAATGGGTACAGATACTGTACCAGCAATGCTTACTCCTGGAGAGTATGTTATTAATGCTAAAGCAGCTAAAAACTTTGGAGGACTTCTAGAAGCAATAAATAATGGAGCGTCTCCAGATGCCGTTGTAGAAGATATTGTTTCTAAATATCCAAAACCAGTAGATCGTTCACAATTTGAAGGTGCTCATGCAAGCGGATTTGATTTTGAAGGAAACAAATTGCCTTCTCAAACAGGATCTCAGGTTGGCTCATCAGGAGTTTCTTTAGACCCTAGAACTAGAGCTTTAACACAAGCATTTCCTAATGACGCTATATTCCAAACTAAAGATAAAAACATTTTAAGAATTAGTAAGATAATTAATCAGTTAATGAAAGAAGGTCAAAAGGGATCTACTAAGGGGGCTCTTCTTCAGGCATTAAGACAAGCAATGAGAACTGGAGTTCTTTTTGAAGATTTGCCAGTAACAAATAATCAAGTAAGACGGTCATTGTATAAAGCAATGCTGTCTACTATAAAACAACTTCCTTCTGGAAATAGAATAGACGATGCAGTTTTTGCAAATGTTTATAGATCTGCAATTGAAAGAGTTTCTGGTACTTTAAGTCCAGCAGATGGGATTTTGCTAAGAAAATCTATTGGTATTGCAAGCCTGCCACAAGATATAAGAATTGATTCAAGAGCATTTAGAGCAATGGCTCCAGAAAACCTTCCAGTAATGACGATAGATGAGGCACGAGCAGCTACTGAAGTTGGCGGTAAGACTTGGTACAACACGGGAAAAACAAAAAGCGGTAAGACTGGTAAAACAGCAGTACATATTAGACCAAGCGAGAATTTTTCTATGAGCGCTAGAAGCGGAGATACATTTTTACAAAAGCCAAGAGATACTAAAACAATGATGATGAGTGCTGCAAATAAAATTAATAGCGCTCTAAGGTTTGTTCAAAGAGGAAGAAAAGTATATACACCTGATCAAAGATCAATTGACCTTAATAAAAAATGGGCTAAGGGAATGTCTATGGGCGGACCAGTTTACATGGCTAACGGAGGAATGGTTCCAAAGGTTCAGTACTTCCAAGATGGAAGCGATGGTGCAGTAAAGCCATCTATGATGGGTGGCGGAATGGCAGCCTCGTTTGGCGGCATGGGCTTGATGGCTGCAGGATCAATGGTAGGCGGTGGAGCTGGACAAGTAATGAGCAGTGCTGGTATGGCAATGTCATTTATGCCAATGCTTCAAATGATTCCTAAAGTTAATGTTCAATTAAGCACAATGCAGAAAAAGTTAATAGAGCCAATTGGTCCATTAAATAGATTAAATGCTGGATTCCTTGGCAAAGCAAAAAGTCTTACAGGACTCTCAAAGGCATTTGGTCCAGTATTAAGAGGACTGTCTTTATTAACTCGTGCATTTAGCCCAATAGGTATTGCTTTAACAGCAACCATATTTGGAGTAAAAAAATTAATTGAAATTTATAAAGATCAGCAAGAAGCTCAAAGAGTAAATAGATTAGAATTTGGAATGTCCGCAGAGACTATTAAAAAGGCTGGATACTCTATGACAGACTATGGGGCTAACATAAAAAAGGCAATAGAAGATGCAAAGGCCCTACAAGAAAGAAATAAAATGCTTTACGAAAGCATGTTCCAGGCCAACATTCCTATTAAAATGACAATTGCTGAATATAAAAAGCTTCGTGAAGAAACAAAAAAGAAGATGCCAGACCTTATTGAATTATTTAATCAAAAAGGCAACTCCGATGTTGCAACTGTTGCGGCAAGACTCAAAGCGCAATTTATGTCCCTAGGAGACAATGTTGAGACAGCAACAGCCAAGGTTTATGCACTTATGGCTCAATCAAATAAAGCACAGCTAGCAGCTGGAGCAATTGGTACAAAGGGATTTGCATCAATAAAAACAGCAGTTGATGCAGCAGTAGCTTCAGCGGGAAGCTTTGATGACGCAATGGCAAAGGGTGACGCTAAGGCAGCTGCAGACTCACTTATGGTTACCTTTGAAGGAATTGGTAATGCAATAAAGGATAATGCAAAAACAAACAAGTTAGAATTTGGCGATTCAATGGATCAAATATTAAAGAAGATGGCCACAACTGGTAAGGGCCAAGTAGCAATAAATCAATCTGTTTTGTCCGAATTGAAAAAGCAAAACCCAGAGCTTGCTAAGATATTAAATTCTACTGACACTGCTACATCTGCTTGGGCTAAGTACCAACTTGCTTTACAAGGAGTAAATTTAGATTTACAAACTCTTTCTGGAGAAGCTGCAACCGCTGCGTTAAAGTTACAATCTTTGGTTGTTGCTAATACTACAACTACTCTTAAAAATACTGCTGGCATTAAAGAGCAGTATGCAAAATATGAAGGACTCCAAAAGAGAATTAAAGATCTTCAAAAAGCTTCTCAAGGTCAATCTGCTAAGCAGCAAATTGATAGCCGAAAAGTAATAGAAGGCCTTAATGAGCAGATTAAAAAAATTAAGGATGCTGCTGATGCTAAGATTAAAGCACTTCGTGCTCAAAGCCAAGCAGAAAACGACAACTTAGAATTACAAAAATTACAATTAGAGTATCAAGAAGCAATTGCTCGTGGAGATCAAGATGCTGCAGCTAGATCTCAAATTGCTATTCAGCAACTTACAAATCAAGTTCAATCTAAAAAAGCAGAAGACTCAATTATTGCTAAGGCGGAATTGGAAATTAAGCCTCTGCAGGATCAAATTGATAAACTAGGCAAAAAGAATCAAGAGCTGGCAGACAAAGCGGCCCTTGCTGGAGAAAGTTTATCTAAGCTACAGGGACAAGCATCGACATTAAAAGAAAAATTAGATGGTTTAGAAAAATCAGTAAGTGCAGCAGCATTCAATAAACTACTCTATAAAGCTCTTGGATTAGAGTATACAGGTAGTTCTCAGGAAAAAACAGACCTTGCAGGAGTAGAATCTTTTAACACTGAACTTGGCGGTCCAAAGTCTGTTGAAAAGGTAGTACCAAAGGGTGCAAAGGCAAGACACCGAGCTCTAGAAACATTTTCTGATGTTAAGGGTGGCGCAAAAGATTTAGTGGATTCAATTTCAAATGGATTACAAAATGGTGTAAATGCAAAAGAGGTTAATATCTATACAGATAAGTTAGCTGGTGCTGGGGGAACATCAACGGGCGGAAGAACAAAAGATGCTCCATTAATGGTTGCTAATAATTCGGCATATGTACTTAAACCAGACGGAGAACTTTCTGATACTGCTGAAAAACAGATCATTAATCACAATAAATTAGAAAAAGGACAGTTCTTTAAATATAATGGAATTACTTATGAAGTCTTAAAGACTGGATGGGGATTTGGAGATAGGGCAAAGCCAGTGGGTAGATCGCTTGGCGGACCAGTTACCCCTGGACGAAAGTATTTAGTAAATGATAGAATAAATTCATTAGGTAAGCAGCAAGAAGTCTTTATGCCTACCATGCCAGGAATGATCAAGCCTAATATTGATACAGCATTTAATATTCCATCTCAACAAAATGTTAAGATGCCAGGTATTTCAAATAGCCCAAATAGCAATAATACATACAATATTGATATTGAACTAAATGGTACAAATATTACAGTAGACGATGTTATGAAGTCAATGGAAGCAAAAATGAAATTAGTTGGTGCTACACTAGGTAGACCAGTAAACGTAGGAGGTAAATACTAATGCCAGCTTTATATCTTCCTAGAGGCTCAGTCCTTTGGATAGAAGCCAAGGACCTTCTTGCTACACCAGCTGGAACTACTAAAACCTGGAATAAAGTTAGCGAACATAATCGAAGCCCATTAGAAATAAATGTTGAAAGAATTGAAGCCATAACCAGAACATCTAACGGAACCCTTAGAAAAAATCATATTGCTGATAAAAGGAGTTTTTCTATGTCATGGGAAATGCTTCCTTCATATAGAGATCTTACAGTAGATGGCGGTTGGGGGGCAGAAGATTTAAGACAATTCTACCTTAGCGATGACGGGAAGAAAACATTTAATATTAGAATTAATTTAGCGAAGACTGGATCGGATCAGTCTTCTTCAGGATACGAATCATATACAGTTTCATTTAGTAGCTGTAGTTTTAGTGTATTAAAAAGAGGACTACAGCCACACTGGAGCGTTTCTTTGACAATGGATGAGGTCTAATGATAACCGCCTCAACTGAACTTAAAACTTTACTAGACCAACAGTCAACAATTATAATAAATGCAGGCTGTACAGTAGAATACAACATGAATACTTTGGTAGACGGAATTGTTGTTTCTGGTGCAGATATAAGTAGAACAGATTCCGCAGGAAACGTATACTACCCATTTAAAAAATTATTTCCCCTAGATACAGTTGTTAAGCAAAATAGACCAATAAAGGCTGGCGTAAAGTATGCTATTGTGGGAGATGTGGGAACAAATACATACAGAAATCCTAAAAGTGGTGAGTATGCAGTAGACTACAGAACATATTATCCTGGAGCAGAAACTGCTTATAAATATTATGTTTCCGATAAAGGTGTTGGCTTAGATGTAACTGCTACTTATCCAAAAACAATATTAACAAATAAAATAGTTATAAGATTTGAATTAGGACACTCTACTCCTTCTACATGGACTGTGTATAGCGGGTCTACACAATTAGCTACAGGTACAAGTTCTGATATAAAAGCTTTTGGAAATCCAGATGCTGGAACAGTAACAATTTATTATAACGGAACATCTTGGGTAAAAACAGAACCAGCATCTATATCAAATCCAATTAACATGACAAGCCTTAGAGTAACCACAGGAGCGGTGACTGGAAAATATATTGGGCTTATCGAAATGTCACCTAGATGGATAAAAGATGTTACAGACAGAGTGGTAGATTTTGAAATCACAAAAGAAACTTCTAGCGGATCAGATGACATTTTACCAGTTGGATCAGTAACAGCAAACTCTCTTTCTCTTTCAATGGTATCCTATGAAGATACCAGGGAAGTTGTATCATTTGATAAAACTATGACTTTTGATTCTACAAAAACTTATATGTATAAAGCCATAGAGGTTGCTCCGTATTTTAAGATATATCATTCTAGCGGGGCTATAACAGATTCTTCTGGAACTTATGATAAAGTCAAGCAAGGAATATTTTATGTGGATAGCTGGTCTATAGAAGAATTTGGAAATGTTTCTGTAACTGCTTTAGATGGAGCAAGAATATTGCAACAACTAATTGCTCCAAGCATTGTGTGCAAAGACTATACAACAATAGCAATTGTAAGAACTCTACTAGACAACATAGGCTTTACTAATTATAAATTTAACACCACATCCTCCGATACATCTATATTTTCACCTAGGTACTGGTGGACAGACGATGGCGGGTCCGTATGGGATTCTATTCAAAGACTATGCAGAGATTCCCAGATGGTAGCAGTCTTTGACGAGAGCAACGTTTTACAATTTTATACCAGAGAGTATTTATTTAGCACTGTTGGGAAAACACCATTAGAGTTTAGATATGCCGCAAACGGAAGCAGCCTTCCAAATATTTTATCATTTAATAAACAAGATTTGCCTTCAGCCAATCAAGTAAAAGTTCTTTGGAAAAGTGTTACTACAAATAATTATACTGGAAACTCTCAGCCATTATGGGCATCTGGAGAAAGAAACCTAGGGGCCTTATCTCTAGAAGGAGACATGGCAGCAATTTCTGGTCAAACAGTTGGACCATATAATGTATCTGGAACCAACTCTTACGTAAAATTAAATTTAGTAGTTGCAAACGATGCTCTTAAAAGTAACGTTTTAAATGAGTACAGTGGCTATCTCGTGATTGATTCAGAAATTATAGAGTATGATGCAATACAATATGAGTATAAAGATCTATCTAATGTGATGCAAACTAAAGATATTACAAGCGGTTCTGAGGCACTTAAGTATTTGGGGCTAAGCCAGCCAGGCGCAAGCAACTATCAGCCAAACGGAAAGTACAGAATTAAAACACGAGGAGCATTTGGAACAAAAATAGTTGCACACTATAAGCAAGAGAATATATTAAATTCTTGGGCAGGCTACGACACTGTTTGGAGCGAAGCCAGTGGCTCTACTCCAGTATTAACAAATGTTGCAAGCGTCACAGCCACAGTTGCTAAAACGCAGGTTCCGACAGACTCCCCATTTGATGCAGATGCATACATAAAAAGTTTAACTTCTCAAGGATGGTCTCAGTCCGATGCTGCTTCTTCTGCCAGATATGCCGCTCAGGCAGAGTACTGGTATCGTACGTTAGGAATAAGATAATGAGTAATCAAAGATCAATTCAAACTTCTTTATTTTCTTTAACAAATAATAGCACTAATCCAAATCAACACTCCGTTGCAATTAAAGATTCCGAAATATCAACTTCTTATTCACACTATGCATTTGGAACAGCAATGTTTTTCCCAGGCACAGTTAATGATGTTGTTAGCTCTGGCGGATTAGGATTTTTTACTAGCTCAAATGGGAATACTGGTTATTATGTTTCAGTACAAACAACCACCCATTTGTCTGATACAGCAGATAAAGAAATAAAAATTTATAAAGTTGTCAATGGCAAGAAGACTATTTTGGCAGATAGCCAATCTACTCCATCAAAAACATTAACTGGAATATTGGCTGGAACAGTCTATAAGCTAGATGTAAATGTGGTTGTTGAATCTTCTTCGGTTAAAATAGATGCTTATGTAAATAGCTATAAGATAACTGCTACAGACAGCTCTTCCCCTTTAAGTAAAACAAGAAATGTTGCAATGTTTGCAAATAGCGGAAAAGTTAATTACGATTATATATATGCTGCCCCAATAACTGAAGATCAGTATAAAGGCGGAATTATGCAAAATGTATACGAAGGTAAATACGGTCCAAAGACCCTTAGCTTTTTATACGGAGATAAGCTTATTGAAAATAAAAACGTATCTTCTGGTCAGTCGGCATGGCTTGAAGAGTTTGGAACAACTGCCAGAGAGTTAAAACAAATAAAGATTAAATATCAAGATCGGCCAGCGGATCCATTATTTGCTACAGTCGGTATAAATAAACTAGCAAACATTTTAGGGCAAAGACTCACCTCATTTGGAGCCGAGGTTTTTGTTTTAAATAATTCTGGAATGATGATACCGTTAGCGGACGGCAACCTTTATTCATTTGCTGTAGTTGGAAACTCTATAACCGTTTCTGGAGAGCATGAGTATAACTCTAATACGTTAAGTGATACAACAACTCCAGAACCAGTAGTTTTTGAGACAGCATGGATTCAAAGAGAAGACGATGCTAAAAACTTAGCAACATGGATACAGACCCAATGGTCAAAACAGCAGAGGGTTATTGAAATGGAAATATTTAGCAACCCACTTATTTCGGTTGGAGATATTATAACCATTAATTATCCAAAGAATGATTTAGACGGGACCCAAAAATTTGTAGTAACCAGAGTAAATAATTCTTTTAGAGAGGGGCTTAATACTAGCATATCAGCACGTTCTATTTATAGTTGATAAATGGTATAATAAAAATATGGCATCAAATAAAGAATCAACCACCTCCGTTGGAGTAGTCGCACCGTTGACGGACTATGCTGACGGAATTACCACGTATTATTTGGCCCCACACTTTGGAAGAAATTATCCAGTAAGAAGAGACGGGGATATGATATCTGTATCTCTAGAAGACGAGTCCTTTGTTGTAGCGGGAGAAGATGATGGTACAACTAGCCCAGAAGATCCAGAAGATCCTAAAGATCCAGAAAAGCCAGGGCTTTCTAGAAAATCTCCAACACTTATGGACATAGAATTAATTTCTAACGAAGTTGTTTATGATGCTGCAAATAATCCAACTGCAAAGGTTACTTTTAAAATTAGAAATTCAAGTGGCGAGACGGTAAAAGCAGTGAATGCGCTGGTGCAAAAAAGATGATAACTAAATTTGGTAAAAGATTTCTTATAGATTTTATTGCTGGAAATTCAAACTTTACTTCTAAAGATTTAGCAATTGGTATTGCTACGGGAACACAGTTAGCTGAAGCAGACACCAATACAAGGCTAGGATTTGAAATTTATAGAATGCCAGTAGCTTTATCATCTATTAATATTGAGAGTGATGGATCTGGAGGATTTAACTATTATTCAATATTTAAAGCTACAATACCTCAAGATATCTCTGGATTAATAACAGAGATTGGACTATATCCTGGACTTAGAAAGTCTATTAATTTTTATGATAGCAAATTTATAACGGCGTTTGAGAATAATATTCTATGGGCAGACTCTAACGGGAATAGCCCAGCACTTCAATCAAATTCAACAGATGGAACCACATTTGTTTCTAAAATAGGTGAGAACATGGTTAGGTTTAATGTTACTCAATCTACATCAAAAGAATATAAGAATACAATTTCTCTGCTAGATTTGTCTGGATATAGCGTAAATGATAGTCTTACCCTAGCATACAAAAAAGCAGACAACAATACATCAAAAATTAGAGTTAAATTCTATAGTTCTAGTTCTGCATATTATTATGCTGATTTTACTCCGTCTGGATCAAACGAAGATAAAATTCAATCCGTTTCAATGTCTACTCTTTTTAGTAACATTGTGGGTTCACCAGATTTAACAAATATTACAAGCATAGGAATTGAGGTTACTGCGGGATCTGGTGGAAACACCGTTGTTTACTTTGACGGACTTAGGGTTAATGACGAAGACACATTTGACCCACAATATGGTTTAATAGCAAGACATGTTCTAACAAGCCCACTTCAAAAGCCGTCGGGTCGTCCAGTAGACATAGAATATAAATTGCAGCTGGAGTTTTAAATGTCAGCATTAGATGCAGCTAACTGGGAAAAGTATTATCCTAAAGATTTAATTATAAATCCTACCTCAGAAATCTTAGCAGCAAATACTGCAACAGATAAAAATAACTTTACATTTGTAGCGCCAAACCTAAAAACAAATTCAACTTATTCTTTTCAATTTAAATATGTTTTTGAAGATGGGCAAGAAAGCACTGAATGGTCTCCAACATATACTGTTTTTACTTCTAATATAGCAACATTGCCAAAACCAAAACTAACTTCTGCCAACGTTACTTATTTTCAAGGTATATTAAGTGTATCTTGGGACGGAACAGATTATAATAACACTAGTTATGGAAATGGATTTTCTAGAATACTTATTTGGATCAGAGACAATTCTCAGGCTAGTCCGCTGTTTAGAATTGCTGGAGAGCTTAGTAAGCCAGGAACATTCAGGCTCGCCCTCCCACCAAAGTCTCATACAGTTAAATTAACAGCAATATCCGTTAATGGCGAAGAATCTGAATATAGCGATGAATTTACTTTTACTCCAGCTCTTACACCACCATTGTCGCCCACGGGAGTCACACCAGCTTGGTCTGGCACAGACTTTACAGTTACTTTTACGCATACTCCATCAAACTCTTCAAATGAATATTTAAAAGAATATTTAGTAACACTAAATACAGCAACCTCTGGAACAAAAACATTTAGTTTACTTCCTATATCTGGATCAACTCAAAAATTTTCATTAAGCTTAGAACAAAATCAAGCAGCGTTTGGAACGGCTGAAACAGCATTTTCTGGAACAATTGAAACGTTAGATATTTATGGTAATAGGGGCACTGCAACTTCTTTTTCTAGCACAGCATATGTTTCTGTACTTCAGGCCCCAACTATTATTGCAGCAGCAACAACAAATGGATATACGGTATCTTACACAGCACAAACATCAAATACATTTAAATCTATATCTATAGAAGAAGTTGTTTCAAGTGCTACAACAGATCCAGGAACAGGGTATTCTGGAGTTGCAACTGGGGCTACAAATCCTATATTTGTGCCTACGACAAATACAAATAAAAGATGGGTAAGAGCAAAATTATTTGATACGGTAAACTCCTCAACAAGTTATTCTACAGCAGTAACCGTGACCCCACTTAGCCCTGTTACAGTAGACAATGATGGTCCACCAGATGTAACAACTGTTACAACTACTGGAGGATTAGATAGTTCTGGAACAGTAGGATTTAACGGCTATGCCGATATATCTTGGAACTCTGTTACAACTGGCGGCATTCGTGGATATAGAATTAGATTTAGACCAATAACAACTCCAGCTTCAAGTTATTCTTATGCAGATTCTCCTGGTTCTGGAACTTCATATAGACTTGCAGGACTTGGCGCAGGATTAACTTATGAAATAGCTATTGCTACATATGATGAATATAATAATACATCATCTAGTTATGTTGCAGGATCTAACGTAAGCGTTGGAGGTACTCCATACATTGCAAGCACAGTTGATGTAACTGGATTCTTTAAAGCAAAAGCGAATCCTTCAGATGCAGATAGCACAGCTTTTAAATTTGGGTATGGCGTTGATACTGGTAAACGTGGTTTAGTATTTAATGCCAACAACTATTGGTATATCGATTCTAGCCAAACAGCTACATTAAAGGTTGGCGGAGCTACAACAAACTATATAGAATGGAATGGCTCTTCGTTTGTAATCGATGGGGATATGAGGGCAAAGAAAGGCTCATTTAGTGGAAACGTAAGCATTGCAAGTGGCGCTTCTATTTATAGTGGAACATTAACTGGAAACACAATAACTACTACTGGAGACACAGGAGGATCTTTATCTGGTGCAGGATATATATTAAATTCATCTGGCCTTACATTTAATTCATCATCAATTTCTGGAATAACAACCATAGATGCCGCAACTGGATTACTAACCTCACAAAGTGCAAATATAGGCGGATGGCTAATAAGTCCATCTACAAATGTCGGATCTTTATACAAAACTACTGGAACAAATACAGTTAAGTTGGATTCTGCTGGCTACATAACTGTATCTGGAACAGGATACGAAACTGGTATTGGATACCCATCATCTTCTGGCGCAGATGCAAATATTGTTATTTGGGCTGGTGCAACTAAATCAGCAGCCCCGTTTAAAGTTTTTAAAGATGGATCAGTTTCTCTACCAGCAGCAACATTTAATGGATACGCAACAACAGGAACTACAGATGCTTTGAGCGCATCTCTTTCTGGAAAAATAAATACTGGTGGAGCAGCATCAGATGTAAATAGCAATACAACTACAATTTCTGGTGACAAAATTAGATCTGGATTAATTCAATCAAATAACTGGAGTGGAACAGTAACAAATGGTTCTGATTTTTCAACTGCAGGAATGACAATAGATTTATCAACAGGAGCCATAACTTCTAAAAAGTTTAGAATTGATGTAGACGGAAATGCTACATACTTAGGAACGCTTTCTGCAAGCAACATTAATGGCGGAACATTTAGTGGAGCTTCTATAAATATAGGAAATGGCCAATTCACAGTATCCTCACTTGGAGCATTGACAGCACAGTCAGCAAATATTACTGGAAATATAACGATTGATTCAAATAATGCCTGGAGTTCTTCTGGATTTAGAATGGGTTCTTCTGGAAGCTATATAACATATAGTGGGTCTACAGTTACTTTAAAATCTGGAACGACTTCTAATTTAGACGATAGTGCTGGTAATCCAGATGGTGGAGGAACAACACCTAATTCAAGAGATGTTAATTCAGAAATTATATTAAACTCTGGAAGTACTGGGTTATCTATTAAGGGCATTCCATCATTAGGAAATTATACTAAGTTCGCTGGAGGCGGGTTATATACTAACGTAGAAGCTAACGACAGTAACTATCTTTATGGAATGGGTAGAGCAGCAAGATTAAGAACAATTGTTCAAGATTATTACGACGACAGACTTTATAGAGGCTTTGCTGTTTATTACGGAGTTAGAAGCAGTGCTCCTACTGGATCTACTGGTTTAGTCGGAGATTTGTGGGTAAGTTGGTAACATGCCAAAAGGTTTTTGGGTAAAGACTGGCGTAAGTCAAATATTTGATGACGTAAGAAATTTTTATGTTAAAACAGGTATAAGCGGATGGGCTCAGGTTACAGATGCTTGGGTAAAAACTGGTCTGTCCACTTGGTCTAAATTTTGGGAAGCTTTAATGGCTCCAACAAACACCGTTGAGCTCCTTGAAAGTTATACTGGAACTGATAGTGCAACTCTTAGATTGCAGGGAAAAAACTATAAGTGGGTTCCTACTCCACAAACTTTAAAATATTATTTTAGATGGATTCCAGAAACAGGATCAACTTATTATATAGGAGCAAGTGGTTCTAGCGGAGATACAACTTCAAATCCTGTAACCTCAACAATTTTGCCAGGAACATCATCATATATAACAATTTCTCCATCTGGAAGCAATTTTGAATTAGGTAAAATAAATAGGTACTATTTTGAGGTTCGTGCAACAGGTGCTTCTGGAAGCGTATATTCTTCTATAAGCCAAGAAGATGTTAAAATAGTTTCTCCTAAAGCTCCTACTCTTTCGTTTACAGTTTTATCCTCTACATCGGTTAGTATTACAATTACTGCAGCTAGTTTCGATGACTATGTAGCAACAAACAGATACATTTTATATACTTATGATAATACTGCAGGATTTGTTTATAGCGGAGGTGGAAGAGGAGGATTTTCTGTTTCTCAGATAACAACAAGAACTTTAACAGGATTGGTATCTGGAAGAAATTATACAGTTTATGTTTTACCAGTTACTGGATTTTCTGGAACAACTCCTTCAAATTATAGCGGATATCCTGGAATAGAAGCATTTTTATCAAACGTGACTACTGGAAGTTCAGATCCAGAAGCATTTACTACAATATCATTTACTAAAGGATTTCCGTCTAGTAGCTCTCAGGGTGTTGTTAGATCAACCGCTCTTTCGTGGAATGCTTCAACAAATGCCACCAGATATGAAATTGAATACGAAGGAAGTAATGATAATAGTAATTGGACAAATGTTCAGACGTTTTCAGCTTCTCCATATACCACTTCAACATCTCAATCTGCTAGTTGGGGAAGCCCGCAACCAGTAGGCGGTTATGGTTATTATTATTTTATGAGAGCTAGAGTAAGAGCATCTAATCCAGATAGTGCCATAACGGTTATTGGTGATAGTGGAGCATATAGATACGCTACAGGATCTCCACCAGGACAGCCCTCATTTGGAACAATTACTACTACATCTACAACTGCATCAATTCCAGTAACTGCAAGCTCTACACAAGGATCAAACTATAGGTATGAAGTTATGGAGTATCAGTACAGAACCTCATTTGGATCTTATCCTGGCTCATGGTCTACTCAATCATTAAGCTCTGGATCTGGAACTATTTCTTTAACTGGATTAACTTCTAGCACAACTTATTATATTAAAATAAGAAATAGAAATTTTGATGAGGAGTATAGTTCTGAAAATGAAACTACTTTTGCAACTTCAGCTGCTTTAACAAAGCTTGCAACTCCTACTGGAGTGAGTGCTACTGATACTAGGACTGACGGAGTAAACGTTACATGGAACCCTGTTACTGGAGCAGCGTACTACGGTGTTTGGTATGGTTCCGCACCAGGATACGACAGCCTAGCCGATTTTGGAGGAAATAGAAATATAAATTTAATTGTTCATCCAACAACTTCTTATTTAGACACTTCTCTTGCAAATGGTGTAACAAGAGATTATTATGTTCAGGCATATAGATCTGGAGATCCTACTGGAACTAAGTCTGAATGGGGTGGACCAGATTCTGGAACAAGAGCGGTAGCAGGTACTGCTCCTAGCGGTGGCTCTGTAACATTAAGTCCAAGCGGAACTCAGCAAGCTGGAACAACAATTACTGCAAATGTATCTGCAATGTCTGGCACCGCAACAATATCATATACTACTACAATAAGAAAAAAGACTGGTTCTGCCCCTACTTCAAATACAGATGGTACACAAGTTGCAAGCGGAACTGGAACTGGAAACGTAGCTTCTCATACCATTACTGATTCAGAAGCATCTGGTACTCCAGATCAATTTAGAGCATTTACTACAGGAACAAATAGTTTTGGAAATAATACTGTAGCATCTAACACAGTCGTATCCACTCCTTTTGTTCCCACACAATATACAATTTCATGGAACGCAAATGGTGGGTCAGTGTCACCAACTTCAAATACAGTAAATAGTGGAACTACAGTTTCAGCACCTACTCCAACCAGATCGGGATTTACATTTTTATATTGGAGAGATAGTCCAAGCGCATTTAGCTACATATATCAAATTAATCCTGGCGGGTCATGGACGGTTACTAGCAATATAACATTCTATGCCTATTGGCAAGCTTCAGCAACTGCTCCATCAACTCCAACAGGTGTTTCAGTATCTGGTAGCGGACTTGTAAGTTGGAATGCAGTATCTGGAGCAGATACTTATGAAGTACTAAATTATACAGATAGAACTGGAAGCCCAACAAACACCACCAACCGACTTGGACCATATACTACAACTGGAATCACTGGAACATCGTTCCAGCTTGGATCCTCTCAAGGTTATTCTTCCCCAAATAACTGGGCAAGGGCTCAGGTAAGAGCTAGAAATACTGCTGGAGTTTCAACGTATTCAGCATGGTTCCCATCTGATACAACTTATGTATAGGAGAATATATGATAACTAATCAAGAAAAGCTAAATGTTGTAGAAAACAGGCTAGTACTTTTAGAAACTATAATGAATTCATTTATTAGTCATGCTGAAGAGTTTCAAAGTAAGTACTCGCTAGAAGATGAGTTTTTAAAATACAATAAGAAAAAAATGGTTTTATTGGAAGAAAAACAGGCCTTGACTAATCAAGGTTAAATGATATAATTATGAAAGGAGGTCAAAATGACACTAAGCAATTCAGAAAAAACCTCATTGATTGCCCAACATCAACGCAACAATGAATTAAATAAATACAATCTTCAACTAGCACTGATTGAAGAAAACTCTGTTAATGCCCCAAATGCAGAAACAATTTCTTCGCTAAATGCTCAAATAGCTGATTGTGATAGAAAGCTTGCAGCACTTGCAGTAGAGCTTGCAGAAATAGAAGAATAGGAATATAAATGGCAGAAAAAGCGGAATTAGTTATTACCGCCCTACAGCAACGCATAGGAGAGATTGTGTCTAATTATGAAACTCAAATTGCATTTTTACGGGCAGAAATTACTAATCTTATGGAAGAAAAAAAGGAAAAGGCTAATGCTATTCAAGCGTACGAAGAGCACCTTGATAATATCACAGGCGACTAACTTTCCTTCTGGTATAGCTGTTAAAGCAGATAAAGATACATATTGGATTAAAGATGGTAAAAGATATAGATTGATCTCGGATAGGGCCGCCCAGTCTTGGTGCTTTACTACGGTATTGGCAACTGAGGCGGCATTATCAGGAATTAAACTTGTAGGCAAATTAGGTTTTAGAGACGGCACCTTGATCAAGAACGTCGCAGATGGTAAAATGTATCTAGTATCACAGAATAAACTAAGACACATTGTAGACCCAGATTCGTTTAATCGATACGGTCTCGATAGGTCAAAAATGATTGAAGTTTCTGAAAAAGAAATTTCAGCACACGATTTAGGAGAAAACTTATAATGGCAGCATTTGATGATGGAACCCCTTTAGACGCAGCTGCTCTACAGGATCTTGATAGAAGACTTGTTGAATTAAAAGCTAGCATACCTAAAATTGGCTCCGCTGCAACAACAAACACTCCTGGTAGTTTAGAAAATTTAACAGTTTCTGCTAAACAGATATTGGGCGGGATAAGTGATTCAGTAAAACTTGCTCCAGGAAAAGCAGTTCCGTTTACAATTAATTTTAAAACTACGCTAGACTCGACTCCAAAAGCGGTAGTATTAACTCCTATAAGAACTGCAAATATACCAAGCGTATTTAGTTTTGCAGTAGATAGCAAAACTTTAAGCGCATCAGGAGTTTCAGGAAATGCTTATTTAAACTCAGCGGCAAAAGAAGGCTACACAATTCATTTTTATTGGATGGTAATTTGCCACTAGCCTATTGACAGGCTGGTTAAATATGCTACAATTTATATAATATCAAGGTCACGACTCCGTGACCCTTTTTTACGCAGGGAAGTTAAATGACAAACGATTTAAAATGGATGTTGTCATCCGATCAGCAGTTCCCTTATCAAGATGATAAGATGATTGCGCTATGGTTTAAGGTTATGAAATGGTTTAAACCAGATGTAGTAGATTATCTAGGGGACACAGACGATCAAGCTTGCTACAGTAAATATACAGAGGGAAGATCTGCAGAATTTCTTCAACTTCATAAAGATGATAGCCGTGACTTAATTGTTCCTATGATGAGACATGAAGCAAAAGGTGCAAGAGATTTTTATGCCAAGACTCGTGAGATGCTTCCAGATGCACAATTGTTTTCAGCATTAGGAAACCACGACATACGCATCTTTGATTATATAGACAAGAAACTTCCAGATTATGCAAAGGATGTTACTCCAGAATCCTTATGGTCTTTAGACTCATTAGGATATGAATATATTTATTATGACTCATTGCCTAAGCGCCGCTTTGGAGATGTTCACGTACACCACGGAATTTCTATTGCAGCAACTGGTTCTGTTCGTAAAGACATGGAAGACCTACAGGTATCTTTAATTAGAGGACATTCTCATAGAATTGCTTCGCATATGGTAACATATGAACTTAGAAACGGTGGCGAAGGAGAAACTCTTCGTGGATATGAAATTGGTCACATGTGTGATGAAAAGGGGCCAGGAATGAAATATACTCAGCACCACGATTGGCAAAAAGGGTTTGCAATTGCACATATTGTAAACGATTACCCACACATTCAAATGATCCATATTGCTCCAGACTACTCATGCGTCGTGGACGGAAAGACATTCTCGTTATGATGAAATGTCAAAAATGTAATGGTAGAGTATTTGTAGATAGAGTATTCTCTCAAAAACTACATACAGAATTATTTTGCATCCTTTGCGGTAAGCGATGGATGATTAACAAGGAAACAAGTGCGTTTGGTAAATGGCTAGAGAAAACAGACAAAGATTACGCAAAAAGTTCGTCTATTTCTTCTTAAACGGTAAAGTACATAAAGTACTTAGACTATCAAGAGCTAAAGACGAGGTTGTCGCTTGGTCCTATTTAGACAATAAAAGAGTTATGTATTCATATGCTCAAGTAGATAAGCATATGGAGCGGGCTTATGGAATTGTAGAAGTAAGCAAAATTATAGGCAGACATAGAGTAACTATAGAAGAATATATTTTGCAGGGTAAGGTAAAGCAACCTCAAAAAGTATATCCAATTAGTAATCCAGACAGCAGTTGGTCTAAGTATATGTTTAGCGAATCGGACATATTGGACATTCATCAATTTATTATTGATGCTGGACATATCAGAGACTTACCTTCAAGATCAGAATTGCAGGCTATTCTCAAACACAACTTAATATTGTATACTAAGACCGATGACGGTAAATTTGTACCTGTATGGAAGGCGGAGTAATGGCAGAAACAAGAGTTAAGGTAGACCTATCTTTTACACGTAACCTAGGAAATTACGAAAGCATTAGAATTAATGTTGGCGTTGAAGACGATGTTCGTAAAGGTGAAAATGTAGAGACGGCTACCGAAAGAGTATACGCCTTTGTAGAGAACAAGCTTATTGAAAAGACTCGTGAGGTTGAAAAGGAATTGAACAGTGGCAAATGAGAAACAGCCATATGTCCTTATCGGATTATACGAATTACTTTACTCAGAGAAGTATGGCAAAAAGCCAAGGCTTAACAAGTTTCGTGAAAAGTGGGCTATGCAGGACGTTATAGATAGCGTTGGATTTGATAGAGCCAAAGATCTTTTGGTATA